CCTCGGCCATCGTCACGGTAATACCTTCCTGCGAGTTGGCGGAGCCATACCCCAGATCGATAATGCCAGTCGGGCCAGTCAGCGACGCACTGACGTCTACAAAACTGTAAGTACCCATTGATTACCTCACCACATTGATTTGCACATCAGAGTAATGAACCGCACCGGCCAGCTTACAGGCCACCTGAATCAGCGGTGCCTTGCGAGCCTCGCGATCCGCCTGCGCCTGGCTGGCCACCGGTGCGCCGTAGGCGTAATACCCCTTAGTCAAAGTGTCACCAGGTGATAAGGCACCGATAGGGCCACCATTCCACACACCAGGCGCCACCAGCCCATTGGTTACCGACTGATCCATGGATGCTTCAACGTTGGTCAATAAACGCGTTACGCCGGCGTCGGTCTGCGGAATTTTGGTGGTAGAGGTGTACATCAGGTTATAGAGATTGGTCTGAACATAATTTTGCAGCCAGTCCAAACCCTGGCGCTCATCGAAGAAATCGCCGTTTGACATGACACCTTGCTGCAGGATGGCGGTATCGTTGGAGTAATAGACATAAACGTTAGCGTTCTTGCCATCGATCGCCGCCGCTTGCGAACTGGTCAGGGTTTCATAAGTCACACCCGGTTCAGTCTTGAATTTCAGCGTGATAGTGGTGTTGCTGCCGGTAAAATCAACGGTAAAGGCCCGGCCAAACGCCGAGATAGCCGCATACAGGCTTGACGTGGAATACTGCGTGAACGTGCGGGCATAGCTGGCCGCTTTGAGTTGCGAGGCCAAATCTGTTGTGACGGCGGATTGCAGCGTTGCCGGTTCGGCAGTCGTTACACCAAAAATCCGGCTCAGGCTATCAGCCTCGATAGCTGCGGCCACTGCTAACACATCCGTGTCAATCAGAGAAACGGTATCAGCCGCCACCAGGCCATACCAGCTTGTGAAATTCTGGCAAGCGGTGACGGACTGCAATAAAGTTTCGACGGCACCGGATTCTGCGGCCGCCAGCGTTTTCGCCCATCGGCCAATATAGACTTGAGTCGGTTGCGGCGATTGCGAAAAGTAAATAGTTGCCGCTTCGTATTCAGGACTTTCAACCCCGAAATCAGTGCCGATATCTTTAGGAGCCGTATAGAGCCGGATACGCTCGGTCAGCGGGATAACGGTCGATGAACCCAGAATTAATAGCGAGCCGAAATTACGGCCCGTCGCCGCCGTGGGCGACATAATGACGTCAACGTTGGCCACGTTGGAAACAGGTAAGCCCTGTATCATGGTTTATTCTCCGAAGAATTTAACTGGCGCGCTCAACAGCGAATTAACGCCATACGAGCGGATAATTTTGCGGCGTAGCGTGACGTGCAGGTCGTAGCGGCGTACCCATTGGTAATTGATAAGCTCTGGCAGGTTCATGAGCTGGCTGCAATCCTGAAACGTCATGCCAACGGCGTTCAGTTCGGCATTGTTCTGCGCGACCTGTAGACCGTCCCTGAACTGCGTCGCGGTCGTTAGCCCCTGCGGGCCGTAAAAACTACAATTCAGGTCGATGGATTCGAAAGACCATTGCTGGACTGATGTATCGGTTTGTTGAACAAAGGCCGGATAGCTGTCTTCCTGAACAATCCCCACGCCGAACGCACACCAGGTTGTTCCGTTTTTGGGGATCTCCGGCTGCGGGTCGGTCCATTGGGGTAAAACAACGCTTTTATCCAACCCTGTTAACCCACGAATCCAGCGGCTAATTAGCCGTTCCAGCGCCTCATCGTAGGCGGGCGCATCGCCGATAGGCGTCAGATAGCCCGGCGTCGTGCTGTCATTGCCCATCGACGTAATCCATCAGCTCGCAATGAGCCTGCACGAGTCCGGCACCGTAGGCGGTATAAGGGTCAATCAGTGTCACGCGATAGTTGGCACCCTGATACGTCACGATATCCGCGTCGTAACCGGGTTTACCCTCGGTAAGCCGAAACTGCGTCACAATGAGGATGGCGCCGTTGATATTCTGGCCGGCGGCCATGCGTTTAGCCTGCATTGACCGGTCAACGGTAACGATGCCGGCAAACGGGATAGTTTGCTGAGCATTTGCGACAAAATTGTCATCATCCGGGACCTGCAATTGCCGATGGCAAACCAGAGTGGAATCGACGAAATCTGGGTCCAGAAAGATTTCTGAAACATCAAGAAGAGGCATTTTTATCCCTCACAACGTAGGTGATTGAGCGCAGCAAGCTGCCGGTTTCATACAATGGTTTCTCGCCATAATGCCCACGGGCACGCCGGGCCGCCTTGGTGGATTCCGCCAGCGATTTAAGCTGATTTCCGCTTTGGATAACCGCCTTGGCGGCATTGGATGCGATGACGCCGGCCGATTCCAAATACCGGTTAGCCGCTGCTTCATTCCCTTCAAATGCCGCCACCGCTGCCTGGCGCATTTTCTCCGTGATTTGCGCGCGGGCGTTGGCAATCCCGATATCCAGAAACGGGCGCGGCGGGAGTGTGACGGTATAGGACGGGACGGTATGGTCAGTAGAAAAATTCGCGGCTTTGGCCTGAACAAACTGACCATTTTTGGCAAACGAGCCATCCGAGTTGATTTTCCGATTCAGGGTGACGACATGTTCAGGAATGCGAATCGTGCCGCCATAACTCTGGATGTAGCCCAACACGGCGTTATTGATTTCTGCCCCATCATCGCGGCTGGCTTTATCCGATGGGATGCCCACCAGCACATCTTTTTGCACCAGGCTGTTTAGCGCGTCGATAATGTCTTGCGAATGGTCGGCCAGGACCGTCAGACCGGATTTCATAGCTGGATAGCGCCGGCGCCGAATAACATCAGGTATTCGTAATACTCACTGCCGTACCGGGTGTTATTCCAGAAGTGCGCGTCTGGGTTAAGCGTCACACTGTCGTCGTAAGTCATCGACACCTTGTCAACCGACTTAGCCGTCACCACGCCGCTGTTTGCCCCACCAGCTCCACCAATGGCCGACGAACGGTTATCCTGTGCGTCCAGTGACAGGTAATGCGCGACAAACAACCCGGCAACGTACGGAAAAATATCCGTACCAAACCGGGCTTCGCCCATTAATTTGTCAACAATAGCCAGCCGCAAGGCAATGCGTGCATCGGGGTATTTGGTGTCATCGGAAAACTGGGGGAATTGAACGCGAAAACTACTTACCGTTGGAAGACTTTGGTTTGTCGGCATTAGGGGTATTCTCCGCCGTCAGTGCTGCGATTTGCTGTTCCAGCTCGGCAATGCGGGCATCCTTCTCGATGCTTTGCTGTTCCAGCTCGGCAGTCCGCGCTTTATTTTCCTGCATAAGCGCGGCATCACCGATATGCGCCTGGACGAACCAATGATCAATCGTAGCCTCGTCCATTTCGTGATAACCCACTTCGTAATGCTTAACTTCTTCACCATCATTGAAGAAGAAATCTTTTTTAACATAAACTTTAGGCATGTTTGGTCCTTTGGCCCCCTAATGAGCCATTCAGGGGTTAAATCCCGTCCATATAAAGAAGGGTTTCCGGATAGACCGGCTCTACTGCGCCCAACTTGCCAAAATACGTCACCATCTGCGAAATCCCGCGATATTGAACCGGGACGGTCTGCAATGGGACCATCGGCCAACGGACAAACTTCTTGTCATTCGTATAGGCCACCGCGCGGTCAGTGTTATTGACACCCCGGCCGATGAGCCATTTCACAGGACGAATATTCAATGGGCGGCCATATTGGGCGTACGTCAGGGTATTCGTTTGCAAGTAGGTCAATAGCGATTGGTTACCCGCGGTCGAAACGATGGTGTTAACCAGAATGCCGAATTGGGTAGGCGGGATTAACAAATCCGTGGGGATCATCGAGTACGCGGAATTAGCCCACGCCTGCGACAGGATGGCATTTACCGAGGCGCGAATCTGATCCGGAGAGGTTGCCGCCGCCCAGGTCACAGGGGCATTCATTGGCGTAACTACCGGTAGGTTAGCCAGACCAGCGGCTTTAATATCAGTGTCGCCGATGTAAACTTGTTCGTCACAATCCATATTCCATTTAAGGATCATGCCGTCATGTTTTTGTGAATCAATCGGACGACCGACTTGTGCGGCAGCCTGCAATTCCGGCAGCGTCCAACCGAGTTCCATGCCCCACAGATTTAAGGCATACCCCACCTTGCTGATATCGATCTCCATATTAGCCAGCGCGGTGCCTTCCTTGCTCAGCCAGTTTTTACCATTGGGGACCGCTCCACCAGGGGCAGCAAAACCACTACGGGTAAACGAGCTGATATCATCAGCGATAGAAACGTCTTCTCGGAACTGGATATCGCGGCTATACGTATAGCTCGTCAACGGAAGATTGATATTTTGGTCCAGGCGCTCCAGTTCCCCAATGAGAAAGGCACCGGTGCTGTCAATCGTCCGTTGACTGCTGTCAAATGTAAGCATGTTATTTTTCCTTAAAGATTATAAGCAATTTCAGTGTTGCCGCTGGCATCGCCGGCACCCGTGAAATATGCGTTGGTTAATGCCACGGTATTGGCGCCATCGGCGGCGGCCAGGACGGAACCCAAAGGGCTTGGAACTGTTGCAGCCGCAACACGGATATAAACCGTGCCACCTTTCCCGACACTGGACGCGTCACCGCCGATGTTCACGGACAGGTAACCACGTTTCAAAATGTCGCATACCGTGTTCATCCCGCCGCCCGTCTGCTGAACCAGATCAGGATTGGAGGTTGTCGGATACGGACGGACGTAGAAACCAGAGATAACGCCCAGCGCATCGCCGGACGCCAACGGCACAAATTTGTTGCCGCTGTATTTGCCCGCCAGGCCGTAGGCGGGGAACAGATTGGTGCTATCGATAATGCCCGGCTCGATAGTCAAGTCTTGCTGGCGCGAAACGGCGCCCGCGATGCCCGAAGGCATACGGTACAGATATGCAGTCATGGATTATTTCCCGTTTTTAGACCAGAAGTCGGCGTTGCGTTTGTTGAGTTCGGCAATGGGATTGCCAGAAATCCGCGCGGCATCAGTGGTGCGATTGGGTGCGGTGGTATTGCGTGTTTTGGCGAGTTCAGATACGGCGGTAAATGCCATATCGACGGTGGGTCGTTTCAGCTTGGAAATATCCGCATCCCCGACAATCGAACGAACCAGTGATTGATCGGCTGCCGCCAACACCAAACGCTTGAACGCGGTAGGTTTTGCAGCTTTAGGCAGTTGGATGCCGGGAGAGATCAAATCAGCGCGATAAGCCGCATCGCCGGTCACCGCGCCTTCTTTTTCCTTTTTCTCTTCTTCGTCTTCCTTGTCTTCGTCGCCGGTAGCCGCTGCCGGTTGCATGCCGCTGCACATCTTCGTACACATTTCGATGAGTGCTTTGCCCCATGCGGGGATTTCTTCTTCGGCATCACCGGTTTTACCAGTTTCGCGAGCCTCAATATTCGCTGGTCCCGGCAAACCCTGAGCACCCAGGTGGATATTCACCACGCCGGGCGATGACATGGTTGCGGAGGGATTTTCGTCATTGGTCAGCGAATCGGGGGCATTAACAAGCGCCTCGTTGATCGCCGCGTCGTCTTTGGTTTTTATTGCCCTGCGAAGGGTTTCAAACCAGTTTTTCTTAGTTGGTGTTGCCATAGCGTCTCCGATAGCGCAACGTGATCCGGCCCGTCCGTTAGGGACGCTGGCCAGGTGATTACCGGTAATGTCGTATTGAGCGGCTTTACCCGGTGAAATTTGTTTGTATTCGGCGTCATAACCACAACTGACCTCATCGTCGCCGTCATCAATCGCCTGCATGGCTGCGGGGTCTTTAACGATAACGTCAGCCAGCAATAAATCTGATTGGTCGCCGGTGCCGCGCCGGACGTTCTGAATGTGTCCGGATGCCAATTCCCGCCAATTGGAGGGGTCGATAAAAATGATGTTTCCCTGGGCGTCCATGGGATGACCAACCGTAAAGGTCATGCCCTCAAATGACGCTATGGTTTTTTCGCTGAAAACCTCATCCGGGCTGCGTTCGACGACAATCTCGCCCCGTTCATCCGGGGTGATGTCGGGCAGTTCGTCAGCCCCGTAAAGTTGCAATCCTGTGCGGGCTATTGGCACGTCTTTGCACAGTAGCGAACCATCCCCCAACATGAATCGAGTGTTACCCAGCCGACTTTGATAGAAATATTTCATTGTTCACCTGCCAAATCGCGGGCACAAAAAAGGCCGCCTGAGCGACCGGTACGTAATGGGATAATTGTCTCGATTTACTGACTTTTTAACATAATGGCCCTTTCATGTACCAGCCGATCGGCACTCGTCAAAAAATCGCAGTGAAATGGATAAAAAATGGCATTAACTGCCGGAAAGCTGGTAGTTTTATCCAATAACATTTTTATAACAAATCACGGGTATTAGCGTTCGCGACTAATCACGACCGTAACGCGTGTTTTGGGCTTTTTTGGCGGCATCGGCGGCGCTTGTGGCATTTGATCGCCAGGCGGTGGTGGCGGATTTCTGCCGGGCCTTGGTTGTGGCCTTACTTTGTACCTATTGTCTAGGCACATCGGATGGGCGCCATTGCTGGCAATAAAAATTGCAACCAAAAACGCCGTTAAGATCACAAACAAAATAATAGAGCACATACCCGTTCCTATTGAGGTATCACCACTTCGCAATAGCACCGGCAGTTCGGCAATGCGCCGGCGTGGCCGGTCATTCCGTCCAACGTGGGCGGATTTTCCCATCGGACAAATTTGCCATTCATCGTTTGATGTGATGGGCGGACATCGCCATCGTCAGCCGTGCACCAGATGTAACCCTCAGAGCCGATAGCGGTCGCGCGGGCCTGCGTTAGCGCCTGCGTGGCCCGGCCAATCTCCGTACGAGCAATAAGCGTTGCCCGGCTCTTGGCGACATCGCCGGACGCTGCGATTTCTTCCGCGAGCGTGCCAGGCCGCTGGCCGGTGACCATGGCTTCGATAGCCTTGTTGTGAATGTCGTAAATGCGGTCGGCGGCCTCAATGGGCAGCGATTTGATGTAGTTGACCTGTTCCTCAACCATCGACCGGAGGACTTGGCCGACAGGGGCGTTTTTGACCATGTTCCGCAATTCGAGGCTGATCGCCTCGCTTTGCTGATACCAGATTTTCTCGTTGTGCCTGTTGACGTCAGTAACGAATTTTTCAGCCACCTTATGCGCCCAACCGTCGATAACGTCACCGTAGCTATCCAGGGCATCCATGATTTCCGTTACGCTGTCATTTGAACCATCGTAACGACCATTTACGATGTCGCCCACCGCCCGCGCTATCTGCCGTAGGCTTGTCCGGTATTGGGTCTCGACCTGTTTCGGGATCTGCTGCGTTGTCAGGTAAACGCGGCGGCGGTTCGGTTTCGGCATTATTGATATCCTCGTCAGTGATAGACGCGCCAATGCCCGTCACGTCAGACAGTTCTCGGAAATCAGTCATTGCGGCTTTCTGGGTCATAATTCCGCTTTGCATGGCTGTGGTTATGGCATTTGTAGTGTTGAGAGCTACTGTAGAGCGGTCGAGATCAGACATTTGCCAGAGCGGATTAAATTCAAACGTAAAATCATCGGGAAGTGGCTCATTTAGCGCTGACCGATAAATGATGTCGAAAAGGGTGCGGATCGGCAGCTTAAGCTTTTTCTGCTGGCTCCCTACGGCGTCGTAATAATTCGCCAGGTCTGAATCGCCGGTAGCAAAACCCTTTGGTGACTGGCCGTAAAGGCGAACCAACGGAATATCTGTGGCCCCGCTGATTTCTTCTTTAAATTCGCTAATCAGGTCAGGAAGTCCGGCAAAGGAATATGTCTGCGCATCAAATTTGTCTGCGGCATCAATGAGCGTCATGCCCTCATTGCTCTGCATCATGCGCACCATATCCATCTGTTTGATGAGGCCTTTTTCTGCCACACCGCCTTGGCCTAATATGGCTCGCAGTCCATTGATAGCCATCGTCCGCAAATGGGCTTTATAGGCGAGTTGCGCGGAACCTTCGACGATACTGTCATATGCCGTCAGCCGGTCAAAAATGCGCTCAATGACCGACATACCCCATTCGTTTTCGGTCATGGCCTGTTGGTAGGGCAGCTTAACGCCATCAAACCTAATCAGGCGGCTATGATGAATACGCCACGCTGGGATGCCGGTCGCTGTGGTGACCACATTGTAAAATTCAGGCTTGCCCAGATTCGGGCCTAATTCTTTGATGCGCCGTGTAAGGTCAGGGTTGATCATCCAACGATCGAGCGGTAGCAGACCCTTAAAACTGCCATGGCCAATCTTATTCAGATCCAGGGGAATGAATGGTGCCTGCCCCTCAATCATAATCAGACACACCGCGCCGCCGTAAAGTCTGGACCATTTCAAGGTCGAATTTAACGTTTCCCAGATGGCCAACTCTTCAAAAAGTGATTCAATCGTCCCGCGCTGCTTGGCGTCGATCTCCGATGTGATGCGCAGCCCTTTACGCGTCATATCATCCGGGATGGCGTCAACCGCCGCGCCAATGATCCACGACGACCGATAGCACCACTCAATCAGCAGCCGATTGCGGCTGGTATAATTGGCCCGGTACGTTGATGCGGCGTGCTGATTATTTTGTTGCAGCCCGACGCGGGCCATAAAATTGTCATACGAGTCAGCGGTAACGATGCGCTTACTTTTTGCCATTACTGACTCCCGAGTAATTTCCAGATGTCCATTGTGTTATCCATGGGTGCGTAAGCGATCATGGTGGCGTCGCCCAGGTTGGGGGACTTGGTGCCGTCTGGCTGTTTATCCACAACGATTTTCCCGACGCCATTGATGGAAAATGTCGGCTGCGATAATTCCATGATCAGTTTGTCTTTGTTTTTCATGGCGCTGGATATGGAAATGATGTCATCCGGGTTGTAGGGCATTTTTTCCACTACAGCCCGATAGGTTTTCTGAAACCGGGTGCGCAATGCCCACCAGCTTTGGGCCTTGGCGTTGGCAAAAAAGTCTTTATTCAGTCGCCCTGCCTGCCCGTTATCGCCGCGTACTGCCTCATCGTCGGGGTCAAACACAGCTCCGCTACCCCTGAATGGCGTTACAAAGATTTGACGTTGCCGCTGTGGTTGACGTTGCTCATTGATGACGCGAGAGTCACCACGAGCACCAGCACCTAAACCGTCTTCATCGAAGCGAAAATCTTCGAGGTTTCTCTCATCGCAGAAGGTAAAGGCTTTTTGCACCGTGCTGAAAATGTCGCTGCCTGTGCCGGACCATTCCTCCACGTCTTCCAGCAAAAAGCCGTGACGGCTCGCGAAGGCGTTTTTATCCCTGCCCTCATCGGCTATATCCAGGGCACCCATTCGTTTACCAGTTGGCTCAATCCCCAGAACGACATGCGCATCGATAGCCGCCTGTACCCATTCAGACGGGATCAGCACGCCCTCGGCGGATGCCTGGTAGTTGAGATCAAGTTCTTGAGCAACGATGACCGGGTTATCAATTTTCGCGACTTCCTTGTCATACCATGCCTGGTCTTTGCGTGGGTCGCTGCGCCAATGGAACGTAAATACCGGGATTTTCCCGCTATGGCGCTTCTGCGCAAACGGGTTGCTCATGCCATTAACCGACGATAAATCAATACGGCAGCGGGTGGTTTGCGACAGCGCAGCATCTACCAGCATCGGATGCAGCAGAAACGCGGACTCATCGACAAAATATTTTGAGGTACGGTCACCGCGCCCGATATTATCGCCGGCCTCACCTGTGATAACCGATCCGGTATCCGGGAACTCAACGCGCATATAGGCTGCGTGTTTTTTTTCGGCCCAACTCCCCCGAAAATCCACCGGCAACATTTCGATAAATTTCCGGGCTTTCCAGAAAAGCGCTTTGGGGTTGCCGATGCTGTCCACGTACTCTTCTTTGCGCGAGCCGAACCCGATGACCATTTCCTTGTTGAACAGGCATAGCGTGCAGGCCAGACCGATAGAGGTCCAACTCAGGCCCATTTCGCGGCTTTTCTCCGTAATGCCGTTTTCCATCCGCTCCCCGCGCTCCATGATCCACTGCACCCACTCTTCCTGTTTTGGGAACAGCAAGAACGGAATGGTCACCGGCAGACCATAATCGATATTGCGCGGGTCGGTGGTCATGCCCCAGTCGATGATAAATTGCGCCGGGTTGTCGCGGTAGAACTGACGCAGCGCGGGCAGCGCGCCGGGGTTAGCCCGGATGCGCTGTAGCCGCTCCATGCGCCATTCGTACACCGCCGTATAATCGGGGTTTTTGAAGTCAAACGGGAACGGAATGGGCATAAGACGACGACCAGATAATTGAGTGAAAAAAGAGACTTTTTAACATAATGACCATTTCCCGCACCACCGCGACATGACTCATTCACCAATCGGTTTGAACGAGTTATTTATCATTGTTTATCATGGGAATTGGTTAAAAAGTGACTGCATAAATCGTGCATAAATTTGGGCGTTTTTGCATAGCCACTTTCCAGGGCGAAGCGGCTATTTTTGCAATTTAGCCCAACAAGTCTTTGTAGAGATCCGCTGCCTGTTCAGGCGTCAGATTGGTGGTCTCTGTTTTGATGGGCGCGCCGTCCTTGCCGGTCAATTCGGTTTTCTTCGGCGCTTCCCAGCCCTGCATTTCACCGAGCTGCTTGATGGCCACTTTCGGGTCGTGCATTTTTAGCTTGATGCCTTCCTTGCCGGTAGTCAGCTCGGCCACGGCGGCCATGGCGCCAGCGTCTTGCAATGCGGAATCCTTAAACGACCAGGACGCTTGATAAACCGGCTGGCCGTCTTCGTCTTCGCCTATCTGGCAATTGCGGAACTCGGCAATGTCGGTCAGCGACGTGCGGCCCATCTTCGAGAGCCGTTCCAGGGCTTCTATCCGGGTCATGATGGCGTCGTTGATTGCTTCCTGCTGTACAGAGTTGAGGAAAGCGGAAACGTCGCAATTTGTCGCGATGGAATGGGCCGCCTTTCTGAGGTTGTCTCCCTTCGCCTTGCCGCCCGCCTTGCGATACGCGTCAGTCTGGTTTTTCCCTTTCATCACTTGCGTGACAAATCGCTGCTGTAATTTCGTCAGGGCATCGAAAAGCGCCTTCTGTTCTTTTGTCAGCGTCATTTCGACTCCTTGGTATTATTCCGGGTAAAGCGTCGTGACTGAAAAATCAATTTTGGACAATAAACGACGTTGTACCTCAACCATAACTAATCCAGCCATACGCCACCGATTTTCACGGTTTGCCGGTATATCCGATAAAGCTGCCACTGCATCCCCGTACATTTCTCGAAAATCTTCTTCCGTTGGAATGTTGAATTCCAGCTTGCACCATTCGTTCTTGATAGCGCTGCGCAGCTTTTCGCTTGGGCTATCCTGTTCGATATACAGAGACGTAATGGCGTTTTTCACAGCGGTGGAAAGATCAATAAGCTCCACTTGTTTATCTGGCCCTTGGATTCTCTTTGCTGCCAACAGGTCTTTGATGATGTCCAATGCGGCTTGTTGCGCGAACGGTGGAATTTTTAGGAATTCGTTTAATTTTTGCTCCATAACAGACTTATCCTCTGGTTTGTAAAATATCGACTTGGGAAATTTAGAGACCAAGCATTCGTTATTCAGTGCTTTATGCTGAAATCATTATTGAGCGCCCACGGATAGACGCTCTGTAATGATCACGCCAGCTTTTTAGCGAACGCGACCACCTCATCCCACACGTATTCGACATCATGGCCAGCCAGCGCAAGCAGATCTTTTACTCGAGCTAGAACGACATCAACGTCAGGCGCGGTGGCGGTGCCGGGTACCGGCTGTGTAGCGGCAGGCGCAGCCGGTAAAGGATTGGTATCAACCGACGCCGGAACAGCGACGAAATATAAACTCGATTCGCTCGCCGTGGTGCCGTCGCCCAGAATTGCCGTAAGGGTAACGGGGCCAGGCGTGGTGCTAATCAGGCTTGCCACCGCTTGGCCGTTCGCGTCAGTGGTTGCCTGCGCTTGCGCCAGCGTGCCGGAGGTGGCGGAAAAATTGACGACAGCACCGGCAACAGCGGCGTTATTCGCATCAGTTACGGTCGCCTGTACGG